TTGTTAAGTTGTATGGTACAGGCATTATTCTATCGGTGCTGTACAAGTTTCCTTGCCCAGTTTCATATGAAGCTGTACCAGTATCGTATTCTCTTTCAGCTACTTGCATTTTAGAAACTAGTGTAGGGTCTTGTGTCCTATCTCTAGCAATTAATAAACTTTGTATACTGGAAGCAATAAACGGAGTACTGTTAACCATGTTCTCACCACCTTTAGTAAGAATGTGAGCAACCATTCGACTCATGTCAGAATATCTAACAGGAACTTTGTTGTAATATGTAACACTATCACGTTTGCCTTCTGAAACTTTAAATTCACTAAAGATCCGCATGAACTGTAATAAGTATCTTCTTATCTGTGCGTCATAAAAATAATCCATATTTGCCATATTAGTCTGCCTTTGGTTTCACTGCTTTACTGAGATTAGTTTTAATTGGAGCAGTTGTACCGTCTGTGTTAATTGCTTGGTCATCGTTATTAACGAACGAAGTAAGTATCTTATTAGCCGCAGACCAAGCCGCCGTTCTATCATCGCCAACTTTACGCCAAACAGATAAGTTCTTTAAGAATAATCTATGCGGTGTAAAGTCTGTTCGTAGGAAGTAGGCTCCCTCATCAGCATCAGGTGGGAATGTTACCCCACTGCCAACCACCGCCGCGCCATTTGGAGGAGTGCCATCACCTGCTACAGCAATACCCATTTTGTCAGGAGCATTTTCATCTATATACAAATGTCCGCTAGCCAGATAGTTTGCATCGTATGGTGTTTCTGCCGCCGCCATTGCTTGAACTTTATCTGAAATAGCAATTTCTGTACTGTAAGTACTTAATATATTTCGTAAATCATCTGCCTGTTCGCCAGTACCAAGTATATCTCTGTACTCTGGACTGTCTGTTATATTAGTTAGTTTAACTCTCCACAAGTGAGGCCACCATCTGGCATCATAACCTTCTGCTGGGCGACCGGCATCACTAACAACAAAATATCTATTAATGGCTTCTCCACCACCGAGTAATAAGTCATCTCGCAAATGAGGTAGTTCAATAACGTCACCTGACATTAGACGTCTGCCTAATAAACTTGCACATGTATTCATATGGAAAGTCATAAACAATGAATCATTGTTAACAAACAGTCCAAACTGTGTTAAGTCGAATTCTGGATCACCAGGAGTATAACTGCCACGTAATTCGTAAATATCAGTGTCATATTTCCTGTCTCTGTTCTCCAAAAATAGCACATCTTGAATATACAAGTCGCCAGTCCCGGTACTTGAATCACCGGAATCATCTGTATAAGTGCCTATGTATTTGTGTACATAAACACCTGTACCACCCGCGTTGATGTTCTCGGCTATGATCCTATCTTGAAAATCATAATCGTTTGTTTTGTTCTTGTTCCATAAACTTAATCTAGGCATAGCAGTATTTATCACTTTATAAAGTTCTTGACACAAGACGTGAAAATGATAAATACATTTATGAACGATATGCGAACATATATGAATCTTATTGAGTCTGCAGAACTAGAAGAAGGTGCAGACTTCATGGGCTATTACGAGGCCCAAAGAGAATTCAATGGCAAAATAGAAACAGTATGGACTTTTCCTGATGGCTTTGAAACCCAAACAGGACATTTAAGTAATAATAGTGCAAGAATGGTATTAGATACACTAGGACTAGATTCATACTTTGAAGAAGCAGGGCCAACCGAACTTGATACCTTTATAAACATATCTACACAATGGTTAAGGAAACATCTTGATAAACAATCTGCAGAAATTCCAACAACAAGCGATGAGAACCCTGGAGGACCAACAATGATTAGTGTTGGAAGAGAAGAAGGGCATATGAATAATATGATTATGGCATTTAATAAAGAAGCACGAAGATTTAAATCAGAATATCCGGAAGTAACTCACGTGGCATTTGCATAACCTGCTCCTTTCGATCTCTCTGGAGAGTTGGCTGAGTGGTTTAAAGCGTCTCCTTGCTAAGGAGGAGTACGGGTAACTGTACCGAGAGTTCGAATCTCTCACTCTCCGCCAGTTTTTCTGGTAAATAAAGGTTGACTTACCAGCAAAATACTGTATAATAGTATATACAAATTAGGTTTTGTGAACCAATAAAGGATAACACAAGGGCTCGGTGTATGGCTTAAGACACGATAGATCCGAGACAGTTGAATTAACATTAGATGTTGTCCCAGGGGAGAAAGGGCGAGTAATAGTGTCTTTTTAAATGAAAGTCCAACCCCGGCAAGTAAATCACCTTGTTGGTCAGTCAGGCGGAACAAGGTGATCGATGCTTAAAGCATTTTAAACATTCTCCCAAAAAATACGCATAAATGGTTGACATGTACCAGGAAATCCGGTATAATAGTACACATATTAACGCAATAAGGCAGTAAGAATCATGGCATATTACACTTATACGCAAGATCCAATTGGTGTTTTTGTTGAGAAAGACCAGGGAAATACCTTCGAATTCAGCATAAACAACGAGCAAGATGTTTACTCACAGTCCCTTGTAGAGAATTATCCACACAAAGTATGGGTGGGTTCAGGACAAATTGGCGGTGACAGTGGATGGCGTTATGCAAACGTTAAGAAGACGGTGGCTTATATCATCGTAGACGAAGATGAAGGCGGCCCTGTGCTAGAGCGTTGGTATATCAAACAGCGTCGAGATTATTTCGTATAAAATTATAGGCAAGTGGTGTTAATGGTAACATGCAGGTCTCCAAAACCTTGCGATTGGGGTTCGAATCCCTACTTGTCTGCCAATTAAATGAATAGGATTGAGAGTGAAAATTAATATAAGACCCTACCCCAAGCACCGCTGGTATCATAACTTTCTGTATAAGTTAGGAATTGAAAACAAGCAGAAGACGTCTGTGCATATAGATGACTTCGACACGTGGAGTATGGATCATACTCTAGCTTATATAATAGAGCCTATGCTTAAACAACTTAAATCCACAACTCATGGTGCACCATACGTTTATCCAGAAGATGTGCCAGCCGACTTACGACCTACAAAAAAAGAATTAACGTTGTACACCAATAACGGCGATTGCGATCCTAAGTTTTTTGAACGTTGGGATTGGGTATTAGGTGAAATGATTTTTGCCTTTGAGAGCAAACATAACGATTGGGAAGAACAATTCTACACTCCGGACGCTGATTGGGCCGAGCATACAAAATATCAGGATCGTATAACACACGGGTTTAAACTATTTGGAAAGTATTACGAGAACTTGTGGGATTGATATGATTAAGATAATAAATATATGTGTTGTATTACAAGAAACTATATCACTAATGATATTTTAAAAACACACATGTATACACGGGGATAAAAAATGGTAAAAGTAAAAGCAAAAGCGAAAGCACCAGCAAAAAAAGCAGTTAAAAAAGTAACTAAGAAGAAAGTAGTAGATACTAGTTTTGATTGGAACCAAGTTGGTGATAACGTTTTAAAGAATTCAGAACAAATTGCAAAAAATGTAATGGCAAATGCACAAAGAATTAGTGACAATGTTGCCGCATACTTAAATAGAACTATCTAAGTAATTAATAATTTTTACTAAAAGCTCATAACGGGCTTTTATAATTTTTCGGGGCTGTAGCTCAGTAGGGAGAGCGATTCCCTTGCACGGAATAGGTCGTAGGTTCGATTCCTATCAGCTCCACCAGGATTTAAAATGAATGACGATAAACTAGAAAATACGATTACAAATTTAATACTAGAATTGTTGTTAGATGCTAGAGAACATGGCATTGATATATTATCGTTCGAAGATGTATGTACTATGTTAGGTGTCGATGATTTATCCTTACTGACACAACTAGAGCAAGACGAAAACTACATTTTAAATCATGAATATCTAGAAAAGCTGAAGGACCCGATAATCCGTAAAGCAATGATAGAATCATTTAGGGCGACTAAGCATTGAATATAGAAACAGTAACATGGGTCCATCATTGGACAGATAACACATTTAGTTTTAAAACAACTCGAAATCAAACTTTCCGTTTTACAAATGGTGAGTTTACTATGATTGGATTAAAAGGAGAAGAGGAAGGATCACGTCCTTTACTAAGAGCATATAGTATGGTAAGTGTAAACTATGAAGACGAGTTAGAGTTCCTCAGTATTAAGGTACCGTACGGACCTCTTACAAGTCGTCTACAGCATTTAAAAGTTGGAGACGAAATAGTAGTAATGCCTAAAACAACAGGCACACTGACTATTAACAACGTTACTACGGCGAAGAATTTAATTTTACTTGCAACTGGTACAGGAATTGCACCGTTTTTAAGTATAATTAGAGACCCTGATACATACGATAAATTTGAAAATGTTGTATTAGTACACACTACGCGAACACATTCAGATCATACTTATACTGACCTAATAAAAGAATTAGTAGAACTACATCCAATTACATATTACGATACATGTACGCAAGAAGACTATGTACGTTCAGGACGCTTTTGGGACCATATAGATAATTTTACAGATGGCGGATTTAATAAAGCAACTGATAGAGTTATGGTGTGCGGTGGACCAGAGATGAACTACCAGTGCAGAGATTTTTTTGAAGAACATGATTTCCAAGAAGGCAATGCAGGAGAACCTGGCGACTTTATTCTAGAACGTGCCTTTGTGGATTGATAAATACAGGTATGGCAATAACTAAATACTCTGAATTTACTCTTGAGGCATACAACGAATTTCACAACCAACGTGTCGGACACGGTTCCCAACGCTACAATCCATTTAAGAACATCAAAGTAACACCTACGCCAGTACAATTTCTTTTGTTTACTGATTCACCCGGTTGGGGAAATAGTGTGACCATGGGGTCGATGGCTGAAACTACAACAGATCATAAAGGTATAAAACAATCAAATATACCAAAAGACACTGACACAGCTACTCGAAGAATTAACGATGTAGATAGATGGAAAGATGGCAGATATGATCAGATAAATTTTAATACTAGTAGAGCGATGGGTGCATATAAATTAGCACACGAATGCCGAGAGCATGGTTTTACAGTTCAAGTTATAGACAACCTGTTCCATCTAGATATTGAGACAACAAAACGTGTAATAGATAAATTTGTTGGAAAAGAAACATTAATGTTAGGTGTAAGTAGTACATTTAGAAGTTTCCAATTATTAATGCAACGACCTTCAATATCAAACTTTGATCCTTTTGAAGGGTTTACTGCAGATGAAAAAACAGAATGGGTAACAAACTTCAACAATACTCGCAGACATTTCTTTTCAACTGGTAAAAAAGGTGATGAGATATTAGGCAAGTATATACACGATATAAATCCCAACGTAAAATACATTACGGGTGGTGCTAATACCACAGCAAACTATTCCAGACCAGACGATAACGGCTTAATGGATTATGTGAATCTAGGATTCGGTGATGTAACATTGCCACAAATACTACAACATCTTAAAGATGGCGGAAAAGCAGACCATTTGCCTACAAATAAACATAATGTAATGGTAACAGCTGATGGCGAAAGCAAATTAGACATAAAACACTCAACTCAAGTATGGCGACCAGAAGATAATGTTCAGAATGGAGAAATATTACCGTTAGAGGTTGCTAGAGGTTGCATATTTAAATGTAATTTTTGTTCTTTTCCATTAAACGGAAAAGGTAAGGGCGAAGCATTACGAGACTTTAGTTATATTAGAGAAGAGCTAATATATAATTACGAAAAGTATGGTATTGAAGATTATTGGCTAACAGATGACACATTTAATGACGACCATAAAAAAATGATTGACTGGCATGCCATGACACAAACATTGCCCTTCAAATTAAAGTGGAGTTCATACATTAGATTGGATCTAGTGTACATTAACCGTAAACATAATCCACCACAAGCACAATTAATTGCTGAAAGTGGTTGTCGATTAACAAATTTAGGTATTGAAACGACTGATCCAGAATGTGCTAAAGACATTGGTAAAGGATTGCACCCTGATATACAATTTGCATATTTAAGAGAGTTAGCAGACGGCTATTGGAAGGGTATGACATTAATGAGTGGCTTTATCGCCGGCTTACCAAGTGACGATAAAAAGGCTCTTAAGAAGATGGCCAAGTATTTACTGTCAAAAGACAATCCCTTGCACACTATTAACATGAATCCGTTATACATTAGACGAATTGACGACAAGGCTCACTATTATACTGAACTTAGTGTAAGTGAATTCAGTAAAAACTGGAAAGACCACGGGTATGTGTTCACAGAGTTTGATAACAACGGTGAAGAGATACCAAAAAGCACTTCTCAAGGCAAATTAATGGAAAGTACTATATCTTGGAAAAACAGAAATGGCTTAACATTTTACGACACTATGAAGTATGCTATGAAGTTTCACGGCAGACTTCAAGAGTCTGGTCAGCATATATCAAGTCCGTTGTTTGTTGCACACGGATTACCACATCATGATGAAAGATTTTCAGCAAAAGGCGAAGATTATAACGACCAAAATAACTTCGTATTTAATTTCAAAGAGTACTGCAAGGTAAATGATTACTTTTACAAATTATTTACGGAAAATCACAGCCATTACGCTAAGGAATAGTTAAATACTGGTATGGAACTTCCACACAGACACCCAATAGCATTAATAGACTCGCATAATGTATTAGATGACGAAAATATCGTTGCAATATATACTATCCAAGCAGACCATCCGGTCCTAGAAGGACACTTCCCCCACATTAAAATATGGCCCGGAGTATATCTTATTGAAGGCATGCTTCAATGTGCCGGATTACATGCATTACATTTAGCAAAAGACAGAATTTCAGATGCCGGACACAGTGGATATGTTACTTTTGTTACTAGTGTAGATAGAGCAAAATTTAGAACTCCAGTCTTTCCCGAAGACCAATTAATACTCACAGCCAAACTTATCAAACGCCGACGAGACCATATTTTCTACTCTTGTGAGGTCTGGAAAAACGATAAAGTGTGTGCAAGTGCCACGATTGGGCTCACAGCCAAGAAACTTTAGTAAATGACGTCAAAATAACCTATTGACATTCCTTTTTTGTGGTGCTATACTAACTACCAATTAAGAAGGAGATAAAATGTCTATAGAAATAATGATAGCCGTTGGGTTATTTATATTAGCAAATTCATATTTTAGTTATAAGTCAGGATTTAACGAAGGACAATTCATTGGAATTACCGGCCTTGCACTTACACTAAAGATTCACAATATTCTTAAATCCAAAGATACAATACATAACTATGAACAGTTACCAACAACCATTAAGCAATTGTTGGAGGATCCTCAAGCAATATTAATAGAGAGTAAATAATTTTGGCAAAAAGGAAAGCAAGGAGTTTATACTTTACACCAGAACCAGATTGGGAAAAATATGCCGGAATAACAGATCAGGATGCAATGTTAAAAGCATTCCAAGAAGTTCAGTACTTTGTACGAACAGAAATTAAAGACAAAGACAAGATCAGTTATACTAAAGCATGGATTAAAAACGAATCTGGATGGGATTCTGCAGACATCAAAAAAATCCTTAAATGTCCTGACTATGTCTTTAATGCAACTAGTACTACATTTTATTCTTGGAACAAATTAGGATTCATTCCTGACTCCATTGTTGCCCATATTCAAAAGAGAAGAATTGACTGGCTCACCCAAGGTAAAAAAGCTATACAAGAGGCAGAAGCAAAAAAAGAAGAAAAGCCAAAGAGACACCAAACTATCCAACAGCGAATGAAAGAGCAAGTCTCACACTTGTTAGGCGATTGGGAAGGTAAATTAGATGACTTTATTAGCGGTGAACAAACGTTAGCAGACTTTGACCCTTATAAAGATATGCTAGTATTTGAGGGCGGCATAGTTAAGCCAGCCCATGCAAAAATTATTAGAGATAGTGTTGATGGTAGTATAGAAGAAGCACATGAAATTATTGCTTGGAAGTGTGACCAAATTAAAGAAGGCTTTGCATTTATGACACCTAAGTTTCGTAAAGAGCATCTTAAATGGTTTGAAAAGATTCAAACAGCATGTGATACAATAATTGAAACCGGTAAAGCAAATCGTAAGCCTAGAAAGAAACGTTTAGTAAGCAAAGAAAAAATGGTTACTAAGTTAAAGTTCCAAGTAAACGAAAGTACATTAGGTATTGCAAGTATACCAGCAGAAGAAATAGTGTATGCTAACGAAGTATGGGTATACAACACTAAGTCAAGAAAGATAGGAGTGTATAAAGCAAACAATCCTGATCCTAGAAGCATGAAAAGACAAGGTGCAGGCTTAACTGTTAAAGGAACAACTATTTTAGACTTTAATAGTAACGCTAGTGTACAAAAAACATTGCGTAAACCAGTAGACCAAATAAAGAACTGGACTGGTAATGCTAAAACTAAGTTTAATAAAGCATTTGATGAAATCAAAGCAGTAGAAACCAAACTCACCGGACGACTAAACAATACTACAATCATTCTTAAAGCCTTTTAATCGCAAAAAGTGATAAATAGTTGTATGGCAACTAGAATAGATCAAGTAGGTTACAACGACAGACAAGAAATTATTGAAGAGATAACTTTAAGGCTTGCTGACGGCATGGTAGATGTTGAGTTAGACAGAGCCCATTACGACATAGCAATTAATAAAGCAATTCAAAAATATCGTCAATTGAGTAGTGGTAGTGTAGAAGAAGCAGTTATTTTTATACAAACTACAGCAGGTGTAGTAGAATACACTCTTCCAGATGAAGTAATTGATGTCAAACGATTATATAGACGTGGTATAGGTACAAATAGCGGAGGCGGAACAAACTTTGATCCGTTTGATGTTGCATTTAATAATATGTACATGCTACAAGCAGGGCAAATAGGCGGACTAGCAGTATTTGATGCCTTTGCACAGTATAAAGAAACTATAGGACGTATTTTTGGTAGTGAATATAACTTTACATTCAACAGAAACAGTAAGCAACTTACTATACTACGAAACGTAAATCACGCAGAAGATATTGCTGTAGGCGTTAATAATTTTATACCTGAAAGTGTATTAATTAAAGATGTGTATGCAAGTGACTGGTTAAGTAACTATGCATTAGCACAAAGTAAATTAATGTTAGGTGAAGCAAGAAGTAAGTTTACAGGCGGACTACCAGGACCAGGCGGAGCGATACAGTTAAACGGTGACGCTCTTAAAAATGAAGCACTTGGCGAACTAGAGCAATTAATATCCGGTATCCATAATATGGAAGAAGGTAATTCACCTCTAGGATTTGTTATAGGCTAAGCCACTGTCACACACAATACAGGAGGAATCCATGAGCGACCACCACATTCAATTACCTTCCACTGAACTAGCCCCAATTTTTAAGTTTGCCAAAGATTGTTTTCTTCGTAGCAACGAACGTTTTACCGGAGATGTCAACGAGTTCAATCGAAACGGTAATAACGATTTCTTTATTGCACTCAATAGATCTGAGCTGGGTCACATATATGTGTGGAAAACAGGTGTTATAAATAAGATGATTAGAGACCTTCAACAGAAGGTGACAATCCCGGTACACGACTTTATTATTTTACAAACACCAGCACATGGATCATATCCGTGGCATCTCGAAGGAATGGAACATACTGAACATGCAACAGAGCAATTCCGACAAGTGGTTAGTGCAAGAAGGTCAGTGGGCCTTAATTACCCACTTGATAATGCAGACTTATCTAAAAGTAAACTTGAATGGGCGACACCTAGTGACAAAGCCACAGAATTGTTAATCGACGGATATAGTAATATAATGAATAGTGTCGAAATCAACAGTTCACAGAACTACACAGACGATCATATAAACTTACGTTCACAAAATAAGACACTTCATATAGGGCAGATGCAACGAACCAAGTCATTCGAGGCACCGGAACTAGGCCCCAAAGAAATTGCTGATATACTACATAGGTCACATGATAGTGGTGAAGGCATAAGAATTAGCTCGATACTCAGTATTGTATACGATAACTACGATGAGTTACTTACTAAAGTAGACGAGTATTATGGAATGCCTGTACCTACATTAATAAGAACTAATCAGTGGCATAGAATTATTAATGCTCATGTCGAGGAAGATAGAAATATGGGATCAATAAGTTTTGATCCAACGTATTCTTACTCCGATATTAAAACATTAATTATGAATAACGAGTTTATAAAATGAGTGACCACCATTGCCAATTACCAACCTCGGAACTAGATCCAATCTTTACATTTGTTAAAGATTGCTTCGCTCGTAGCATCGAACGTTTCACTGGAGATGTCAACGAGTTCAATCGAAATGGTAATAATGATTTGTTTATAACTCAACATAGGATGGGTTTCATATATCTTTGGAAAACAGGTGTTATAAATAAAATAATAAAAGACCTCCAAAATAAGTTGACAATCCCGGTACATGACGTTATAATTTTACATACACCAGCAAATGGAGCGTACGAGTGGCATAACGAAGGAATGGAAAACACAGAACATGCAAAAGGTAATTATAAAGAAGTGGTCAGAGTTACAAGAAGGTCAGTTGCACTTAATTACCCAGTTGATAATGCAGACTTATCTAAAAGTAAAATTGAATGGGCAGAGGGAAATGACAAAGTTAGCGAACTGTTAATAGAGGGATATAAAAATATAATGGATAGTATAGGACAGAACCAACCACAAGCGATGATAGAAAGTCATATAAAATTACGTTCACAATATATGACACGCCAAGGAGCCGAGGATCATGACCAAGACACTAAAGAAATTACTGATATACTATACATTACACATGACAGTGGCGAAGGTGTAAGAATTAAAGCAGGACATAGTATTGTATACGATAACCACGATGAGTTACTTACTAAAGTAGACGAGTATTATGGAATGCCAGTACCTACATTAATAAGAACTAATCAGTGGCATAGAATTATTAACATGGAAACCGAAGATAGAAATATGGGATCAATAAGTTTTGACCCAGATTACTCGTTCGCTGATATTAAGAAACTGATTATGGATAACGAGTTTATAAAATGATAATTGGGATTACAGGACTAATAGGATCAGGCAAAGATACCGTTACAAACTTTTTTGTTAATAGAGGTTGTGTGCGAGATAGTTTTGCATCACCACTTAAAGATGTGTGTGCTTCTATATTCGGATGGGAGAGAGCAGACCTAGAAGGTGATACTGTTGATAGTAGAGACTTTAGAGAAACGCCTGATATGTTTTGGACACGAAAACTTGGAATAGACAATTTTACACCTAGACTAGCACTACAACTTATGGGTACCGAAGTAATGCGTAATCATTTCCATGAAAACATATGGATAGATAGTTTAGAATATAGAATGCGTAGTACACAACCAAACCATCCTTGTGTTATTATTAGCGATACTAGATTTATAAATGAGCTAGACTTAATTAAACGGTTAGGCGGAGTAGTAATCAACGTTGAACGTGGCGAGAAGCCAGACTGGTATGAAACAGCTACCCAAGCCAATAATGGTCATGTACCATCACAACACTTGATGAACACACGATATAAAGGTGTACATATAACTGAATGGAATTGGATAGGTTACAATTTTGACCATGTACTTACAAACAATGACAAGTTAGGAAATTTACAAACTGAAGTAGACGCTTTACACGAATTTATTACAGCAAGCGACCCAAAAAAATAAACCTTATTTATCAAAACCTCCCAGATTTCTTGCACCCCACTCCGTAATAATACCTTTTTTACAGTTTTTTGATAAATATTCGTATAATTAGATTCATATCACAAAGGAGAATATAATATGGCTACATTAGTATCACCAGGTGTTTCCATTAGTGTATCCGACGAATCGTTCTATGCCGCGGCAGGAACAGGAACAGTACCGTTAATAATTATAGCGACTGCACAGGACAAAAATACTCCTGACGGTTTGAGTACTGCGTCAAATACAACTAAAGCAAACGCAGGTAAATTAAAACTTATTACTAGTCAACGCGAATTACTACAAACATTTGGTAACCCATTGTTTCACTCAAGTGGTTCAGTTGCACTAAACGGGTATGATCTCAACGAATACGGATTACTAGCCGCCCATAGTTTCTTAGGACTTGCCAACAGAGCATACGTTTTAAGAGCAGACATTGATTTGGGCGAACTTGCCGCACAAAGCACAGCACCAACTGGCGCTATTGCAGACGGCACATACTGGCTTGACACTACAAGTTCTTTATTAGGACTTAGAGAATGGTCAGGTACAGCATGGGTTAAACAATCAGTAAGTGTTGTAGATTCAACCAACGTAGATTCAGGAACAGCAGGACCTAAAAGGTCATTTGGCTTAAACGGCGACTATGCTGTTGTAGCTAACACTTCCGCTGGCGGAACTGCTACAGACGTAAAATACTACGAAAAATACAGTGATGACTGGTACCAAATTGGTACATCAAGTTGGGACTCTACTACAAGTAGTGACTTCCAATTTGCTAGTCACACAACTGTACCAACATTACAAAGCGACGGAGTTACAGCTCTTTCAACTGGTGATGTTTTCATTCAAACTTCTACACCAAATACTGGTGCAAGTTTTAGTGTTAAGGCGTACAGTACTTCAACTAAAACTTTTAGCACCGTAAGTGCTCCATTATACGCTAACTCAGACATAGCATATACCACTATTGGTATAGCGAATGTTGCTGTTGGTAGCCTTGTTGGTATTTACAACAATGCAGGAACAGAAGCAGAAGTTGAATTTAAAAGACATAACGGAACAGAAACTCTTACCGCAACGGGAACAGCTATTTCTAGCTTAGACGTTTCAGGTAACTCTAGTTTTGATATCGTTTACAATGGTACAACTGTTGTTGTAACATTAGCTGGTACTATTTCAGGTACTCCGGCAACCTCAACAGCCGATGATGCTATTTTTGACATCAACGCGGCATTGGCGGCGGCAAGTATTTCAGAAGTAGTAGCAAGTGCAGGATCTGTTGCTAATACAGTAGTATTAACTTCAAGCACTGGTAGAGACATTGTATTACAAAGCAACCATGCAGACTTTGGACCAAGTTCAGTAGGATTTGGATCACAGGCTGTTACAGCTGGAATTACATACTCTAACTTTTCAGCACTAAGCTACCAAGCAAGTAAGACTTCATTAACTGGTACATTAGCGTCAGGTACATATTGGTACAACGCTACAGTTTCTAACACATCAATTGACTTATTAGAGCATAACGGCACTACTTGGGTAACCTTTACTAAGGACTTCCAAGCTAAAGCAACTGCTCCAACAGTACAAAGTGATGCAACTGCACTAGTGGCAGGTGATGTATGGTTAGATTCTGATGATACTGAAAACTTCCCTTCCCTGAACAAATGGTCAGGAACAGCTTGGGTAGCAGTAGATGGAACGGATCAAGTAACCGGAGAAGGTGTTGTATTTGCTGACTTTAGACAGTCAAGTGCAGGATCATTAGACGCAGATGCGCCTACGGCTTCATTATATCCAAACGGAATATTAGGATGGAATAAAAGAGCATCAGCTGGTAACGTAAAAGAATATAAAATTAATTACACACCAGCCGCAACAAACATTGGTAATGTTTGGATAGATGCTTCAGGTAACAAAGCAGACGGTAACATGCAAGGTTTAAGAAAAGCAGTACACAATTTAGTTAAAGTTGGAATGCAAGGTGCTATTGCGGCTAATGATGACATTAGATCTGAAATTAATGCGTTTAACGTTATTGCCGCTCCAGGATATCCAGAAATGCTAGATGAAATGATTACACTAAGCACAGACAGAAGAAATACTGCCTTTGTAATTGGTGATACTCCATTCAGACTTAAAGCAGATGCAAGTAGCACTACTAACTGGTCAACTAACGTTGGTAATGCAAGTGAAAACGGCGAAGACGGACTTGTTTCAGCTTCACCTTATGCGGCTGTTTACTACCCTAGTGCATTAACAACAAACTTAGACGGAACTAACGTAGTTGTTCCTTCAAGTCATGTTGCTTTAAGAACAATAGCATATAACGATAATGTTGCTTATCCTTGGTTTGCACCAGCTGGCTTCCAAAGAGGATTAGTAAGTAACGCTACTAGCGTTGGTTATGTAGATCCTACTTCAGGCGAGTATGTAAGTGTAACACTTAATGAAGGACAAAGAGATTCATTATATCAAAACAAACTTAATCCTATAGCTTCTTTCCCAGGAAGAGGACTTGCAGTATTTGGTCAGAAAACTCTGAACCCAGTTGCTAGTGCATTAGATAGAATTAACGTTGCTAGACTTATAGTTTACATAAGAGAAAGACTTGATGATATCGTTAAACCTTTATTGTTTGAACCAAACGATTCGATTGTTAGAATGAAAGCCAAAAATATTGTTGACGGACTGTTAAGTCAGTTAGTAATGACACGTGGTTTAGTTGATTACATTACAGTATGTGATAGCTCAAACAACACACCGGCTAGAATAGACAGAAACGAACTTTACATTGACATTGCAGTACAGCCAATGAAAGCAGTTGAGTTTATTTACATTCCGATTAGAATCCAGAACACTTTGGGTTCAACAGCGTAAAACAGTAAGTAATACTAGAGAAAGGGCGTAATTGCCCTTTCTTTTTGGCTATTAAACTACTGTTTAATAATTTTTGGAAGAAAATGATAAATAAGTATTAACAATAATCCTAAATATACATTAGGATATATGGTTTAGGAGAATAAACAAATGGCACAAATTAAAACAAAAACGTTAGACAAGTTCGGTGTCCCTACAACAAGTAACACTGGTTCAGGTATTTTAATGCCTAAACTAAAGTTTCGATTTAGGGTCTTGTTTGCGGCTGGTTTTGGTGACGGTGGCGATACACTTGCTATAACGCAAAATGTTCAGAACGTAACCAGACCTAAAGTAGCATACGAAGAAGTTGTGATTGATAGTTATAACTCAAAAGTATACGTTCAAGGTAAACATACCTGGGAACCAATGACTATTGTAATTAGAGATGATATTAGAAATACAGTAGCTAAAGCAGTTGGATCACAGAACATGAAGCAGTTAAATCACTTTAGTCAAACAGCACCAGTATCTGGAGCAGACTATAAATTTGATATGCTTATTGAAGTATTAGACGGTCAAACAGCTGATGCAACAGAAAGTTGGGCATTAGAAGGATGCTTCCTTACTCAAACAGATTACAGTGATTCAGACTATGCGACAAACGAACCAGTCCAGATTACTATGGTAATCAGATTTGATAATGCAATACATCAAGATCCAGAAAGCGGCACAGTAGTTTCTGACGCAGTTAAAGGACTTAACCCAGATACACTACCTACATATAGCCCAGGTGGCACAACAGGTTAAAACATTTAATATAGTGAGGTTAGTTACTAGCCTCACTTATTATTTCACAGGAGGAAATCATGGCAGACAACGTTAAAGGTGTTATTATCAGCAACCTAGTTGAAAAACTTCCGCCGGTATCCCGACTCTTATACGACATAGCTAGCGGTAGAGCGTATAATGGTACTCCAATATTGCCAAGAGATGCATCAGATTCTAGTGACGGACTATATTTTAACGGCGCTCCCATTGAAAGAGTGGAGCGAGGCGATCCAGGTCTAGGATATTATTTAAAGAATCCCACGAATGCTGATAGGTTTAAACCATCGAACACCCCGGCACGACAAAAGTTTAACGGATATGTTAACTTTTGTTTTAACGATCTTGTCGAAGTAAAAGGATTCGCAAATAATGCAGATTTCAAAAATAGATTAAGCAGTATGGTAAAATCTAGCACAATGCCAAGTGCAGAGTTTGCCACAGCAGTACAAAATCAATATAATAGAAAACGTATAACAATTGCATCGGTAGACTATAAACCTATTCAGGTTGTTGTATACGATACAGTTGATAGTATATGGGTTACTATGTTGATGAAAATGTATGCACACTTATTCACTAACCCTACTAATATGTATAAAGAAAATGCAAAGAAAATTATCAAGAATGATGTTGTTCCAGAATCAGTAAAAGATGTATCTGGAAGTTTTAATAGACCATTTGACAGTAACGATGCAGGCTTAAATTTACAACCAGGGGACGAACGTAACTTTATTACAAGTATAGACGTTGTACAATATCACGGACAACGTGGAATTATGCACACACTATTTAATCCTTTGATAACATCATTTGAAATTGACGGAATAGATTATGCAGATTCGTCCGCTTGCACAATTACTTTAGATATTGCATATGAAAACTTTACAATAAATCCAGATATAAATGCATTTATTAGTAAAGAAGATTTAGAAAGATTTTCAGATTTTAATCAAAACCAGTGGCATATCGGAACAGGCAGAGAACCCGGAACCTCCGCGCCGAGAGATGTTGGTGCGTGGGCTGGAGAGAAATCTATATACCCACTGGAACATCAAAATAGAAAAGCTAGTTTTTTAAATGATGTATTTAGAAAAGAGCAAATAAGCTTCTTGGATTCATTTAGTACCAGTGGCGATACTCAGATGACAGATGCAGAAATTGCCGCAAAGGCCGATCAAATCAATGCTCGTCAACAGGCAGACTTTGAAGTAGGGAAAGGCGGAGGCTAATGTCTACTAGTTTATATGAAACATTTGGTAACGAAATAAGTTATGAAGTTCGTAAAGATAAACTTGTTAAGTTTTTAGAAAACTCTACTATAGCATTTCCAATACCAGAAGCAAGTGTTGAGATTTTAACAACTATGTTAGGCACCGACCAGGATGCCGTTGGAATGAATGGTGATGAGATCGACTTAATATATAGTAGGCTTACTAGTATTGGCTTTAACGAAGCAACAGGCAAAACACTTGCAGTTGCACTAATACAAATTGCTAAACAGCAAGGTGTACACCCAATGGAGTATTTTGAAATAAACGAATCCTCTATTAAATTAGCAGAAAATACATACAAAGCTATTAATAAAATTAGACCAAAAGGCAACCTTATTGGTTTAACAGTTTCTAAAACAAATAGGCAGAGCAAAATAGCAAATGTAATTAGGCCTTAACAATGTCATCTCATTATTCCCAAGGGCTATACACGCCGCAGAATCCCGGAAAATATATAGGACCTAAAAAGCCTTTTGCACGAAGTAGTTGGGAAACTGCTTTTATGAGATTTTGTGATGGACACCCTAACATATTAAAGTGGGCAAGTGAGAACGTAAAAATTCCTTACAGACATCCTTTAACAGGAAAAATAACAAACTATGTACCCGACTTTATGGTACAGTATCAAGACAAGAACGGCAAAACATTAATAGAACTTATTGAGATTAAACCTAAAAGCCAAACAGTAATTGAAGAAGCTAGGGGCAAAGGTGATAAAATAGCAACCGTAGTAAATGCCGCTAAATGGACAGCCGCTCAACAATGGGCAGAAGCAAAAGGTATACGATTTAAAGTAATAACAGAAGATCAGATATTTAGAAACAATCCGAAGAAAAGAACAAAGCCTAAACGCCAAAAGAGAAAATAATGAAGATATCAGAAATATTTGGTGGAGGTGGAGTACCAGATTATAGAACTATGCCTGCCTATAAATTAAAGAAAATGAAAGTAGGCAAACATAAATTTTTTGTACCTAGTAATGAACCAACACCTAAAGGTGTATCTGCATTAGAAAACTTTGCTGAACCGAAGTTTGATGTAGAATGGGAAGAAGCAAATCGTTATCCGTTTCTTAACAAGTTAGGCAAAGACGGTTGGATTGAACTTGCACAATCAGGCAAAGTTGCTAATGTAAATAGTGATACAGTAAAAAAGATAGGCAACACTGGTGCTGATGGTAGTGAAGACTTTGATGATTTAGAAGCAGACAAAGTAGAACGTTTCCGCCAAGCAATGAAATCAGGTAACGTTGAAATGCCTATTGTGATGAAAATGCCAAATGGTAAATTAGAACTTATAGCAGGTAACACACGCCTAATAGGCTTAATAGATGCAAAAGGCAAAGCAAAAGTTTGGTACATAGATGCAAGTAATAACAGAATAATATCTTAGACCTGTATAAATAGTGTTATGACTAAGAAATTAGAAGAAGAATTCAACTTACCACCCATAGATGACAATTATAAAAGTATACCAGAGTCTAAACCTCAAAAAGAGATAAATGACCAGCAAATAACAGAATTTGAAACTATTAATGTGGAAGATATTCAAACAGCATTAAGTACAGCAGAAAAAATTGATAACGCTTTACAAAATGTAAAGGGTCTTGAGGAGCATGATACCGAAATGGATAGCATTGCTCAACAGGCAGTTGACAGTTATCAGCAGTTAATGAATTTAGGTATGAATGTTGGAGATAGAGAAGCAGGCAGTATATTTGATAGTGCCGCAAAAATGTTGAAGACTGCCTTAGAAGCAAAAGACAGCAAAATTAATTCAAAACTAAAACAAATTGATATGATGATTAAGAAAGCAAGAGTTGATAGTAATGCTGGCACCTACGATGACGGATCACACGATACTGCAATAATGGATCGTAACGAATTGTTGAAAATAATTAATACTAAAGTAGATGACGCTACTGATCCGGAATAGTCACTAGCTGTTGGTCATGCTTATATTTATAAAAAATTGATAAATATGATAAATAAGTGTAACAGGAGTTTATAATAGATGAAAAACTTAAAAGAACTAATTAACGAATCTTTTAGCAAAGAGTATGGCTATAGAATTAAGTTAGCGAGAGACTGTAGCTCAGATGACCTATCTAAACTAGAAAGCGTCCTTGCAAAGTATAACTTAGTTAGTGCTACTTCTTGGAAAAGAATGCCAATCCAAGAAAATCCAATGGAATTTCAAAGATTAAAAGGTGTAAATATTACATCAGAAGTTTGTAGTACAGATGTTATACTTAAATACCCAGTCAACCAAAGAATACTAGAAGTATTAATTGCAGTTAATATGGGATTGGATCATGAACATGTATTATGTTACGGAGTTGACGAACCTAGACGTGTTGAAAGCGAAATGTCCGAAAAGAGATTAGCAGACGACCAAGATAGAAGTGTTGAGACACCAGAAGCCCAACTAAAAGAAGTAGATTCAACTGAAGAACAAGAACATTATACTGCACAGAACGAAGATATGAACTTAGCAGTATTTGGCGAAGAGTATAACACTAAGTTTTTAGCAGAGTTAGAAAGAATCAAAGCAGAAAAAGGCGCTGATTACTTCAGAAACTACCCAACAAAAGATGAACTAATGGGCGACAACTTAAAGTCTATGTATGATACAATAACAGGAACAGCACATGGCGGACTCGCACCTGAACCTAAGGCGGCAGACGTTATATCACAAAGCTCAAGAAGAAACTAAAATGATAAATGACCACGATCTAAACAAAAAATTAATGGAACTTTTTGCAGAAGAAGAAAATGAACCGTGTGAGCAATGCGGAAGAACTGATTGTGGTTGTCCTAAAGGCGAATGTACTTGCGAACCAGTTAATGGCCTGGGAGAAGAACCAGTAGCAATACAAATAGAACCAGAAACAGACGAAGCACCATGTGGAATAGAACCAGAACTTGAAGTAGAACCAGAAGAAGAAGAAACTAGCGGTTCAGTATCATTTTCAACAAGTAAAAATACTGATAAAGGTACTGTAACTATTGAAGCAAGTGCTGATGATATGCAAGAACTAGCAAAAGTATTAAAACTTGCAGGACTAACACTTCCAAAAGACATGAATCCTGACACAGACCAAGGCGAACCAGAAGCAGACGTTGATGACGGTAGCCAACCAACGATGGACTTCCCACAAACAGACGTTAATCCGAATATGTCCACTGATAAAGCAGTATTAACTAGCGTTATTAAAGATAAACTTAGAGATTACCTTAAAAACAGCCGGTCCTAGTAAACAATACCCCAAAACTCACATAAATACTTACTATGCCTAAGGGAACAGTAAATACAGACCAGGTTAAACCAGCCTACCAAAAGATACAATACGATCAAGACATGCTCAGAGAGTTTCAACTGTGTTGTGACCCCATTGATGGTGCCTTGTACTTCATGGAAAAATTTGTAAAGATTCAACATCCTGTAAAAGGCGGTATTAACTTTGTACCTTTTGATTATCAAAGAGATTTAATATCAAACTACACTGAATTTAGATATAGTATTAACATGCTAGGGAGACAGATGGGTAAAACTACTGTTGCGGCGGCATACTTGCTATGGTTTGCTATGTTTAAGCCAGACAGTACTATACTTGTAGCGGCCCACAAAGCGGCTGGCTCACAAGAAATTATGCAACGTATTAGATATGCATACGAATTGATTCCAGATCATATTAGAGCCGGAGTTTCAGAATATAATAAGACTAGTTTAACGTTTGATAACGGCAGTAGAATTGTTGCAAGTACAACAACTGAAAATACTGGTCGTGGTATGTCGCTTACATTAGTATACTTAGATGAGTTTGCGTTTGTACCTCCACGTATTGCCGCAGAATTTTGGACAGCATTGTCTCCGACATTAAGTACAGGAGGTAAGTGTATTATGACCTCCACACCTAATAGTGATGAAGATACTTTTGCTAGTATTTGGAATCAAGCAACAAAGACAGTCGATGAATATGGTAATCCAGCTGTCGTAGGTGTTAATGGATTTAAAGGATACCTAGCAAAATGGCATCAGCATCCAGATAGAACAGAAGAATGGGCGGAAGAAGAAAGAAGCAGAATTGGAGAAGAACGATTTAGGAGAGAACATGAATGCGAGTTTCTTATTTACAATGAAACACTTATTGATTCGTTAAAACTTGCTGTTTTAAAGCCCATAAACACTCTGTACAAGATGGGACAAGTACGTTGGTATAAAAGGCCCGAATCAAATAAAATGTATGTAGTAAGTTTAGATCCAAGTGCTGGAACTGGTGGAGATAATGCCGCAATACAAGTATTAGAACTACCAAGCATGAATCAAGTTGCAGAATGGTGTCATAATAAAACTCCTATTGAGGGGCAAGTTAAGACAATGATGGAAATCTTGCAAGAAATACAGAACTATGGTGCTAAAGAAATTTATTGGACAGTTGAGAATAACAGTATTGGAGAAGCGGCACTTGTTGTTATTAGAGACACAGGCGAGGAAACTTTTCCTGGCACGTTCTTGCATGATCCTGTTAAAGTTCAAGGACGTAAAGGACGTAAAGGATTTCATACAAGCAGTAAAACAAAAATTGAAGGCTGTATTCAAATTAAACGATACATAGAACAAGATAAATTAGGAATATGTAGTAAAGCATTAATTGGAGAGTTAAAAACATTTGTAGCAAGGGGCAATAGTTTCGCCGGACAACCAGGAGAAAGTGATGACTTAGTTATGGCTATGATTGTTGCTTGTAGAATGGTTTCATATATTGCTACATTTGAGGACGATGTGTTTACTGTAGTAAATTCCACAATAGGACTTGAAAAAGAAGATGGAGACAATGGCCCATATGATGAATTCGATGAGCCTATGCCAATTGGTTTCTTATAATGTCTCAAGAACTTTTGTTATGTGTTGGTCCAGCCAGGACAGGAACTACATGGCTGTGGGAAAACTTAAAAGACAACTATAACTCATACGAATTAAAAGAAACATACATATGGTGTGAAAAACCATTCCCAGACTTCCCCTTAATATACCATGGTAAGCCGTTTGAAATAACATTGCATGATTATTACTCTACAGTAGAAAAATCTGACAAACCTTGGATGGATTTTTCGTTAGGATGGTATCAACCTCAGCGAAGTACAACTATAATTAAAGAATTAAACGAACGGTTTAATTTAACTGTTTACTTATGGATTAGAGATCCATATGAAACTTGGATTAGTACTATTAATCATACTAGTTGGTGGACACATGCTAGAACTACAATGGGAGAAGTATTTGATAGAGAAGCACGATACTTTAATACTCCAGAAGGAGTGGATATACTTAAACGCAAAGTACAGCAACATGCAATTAGAAAAATTGAAACACCCGATAAATTAATGTATGCACAGAACAAATATAGCGATATAATACCAAGTTGGGAAGACACAGGTGTTAACTTAGTACTACTAGACTTTAACAAAATTGGTGATTCAGAGTACTTTAATGGTAAATTAGGAATGGATTATGCATGGGATCACACCACACGTTATTCTATGGAAAAGAATGTTATAGTTACTGATGAAACAGTTGATCCTGGTGTGCGAGATATGATTAAAGAAATTTATAAAAACGATTATGAATACTTAAACACCATTATTGATAAATACAAGTAGGAGATATATTAAATGGCAATTTCAGTCAAAACAGTAGCAGATAAAGTATTCAATTTATTAAAAGGATATGGATTTGCTGTTGATACTTATGACAAAGAAGGTAATATAGTCGGTGACCCTGCAGAAGCAGTACGTTTTTACGTGGAAGATCCAGATCTATTAGTCACACTTGATGTACCTCAAGAAACAATTAAATTTTCCGTTAGTTCAAATACAGAAGAAACTGACGTTTTGCGAAAGCAATTAAAACAGTTATCTCAAAGTTACTTAATGAATTTAGACTTTAGAGTATTTGGGAAAACACTCAAACCAATAAGCGATACAATAAGTGTTGCAAAAGCAACAAAAGAGACAGATATGGAATCAGTAACAGAAGCAACTTTAGGACCAGTAAGCGGTTCAACAAAAACTAGTTATCAACCACTAGACAACGTTAAAATTATTGTTAAACACAGTAAAGATGTTAACGAAGAAATACGTGGTTCGAGAAGTAGAAATATTAATAAGATTTTTATTCAAGCGAACGAAGAACGTTATTTGTTCCCAAGTAAAAATTTACATGGCGCAAGAGCAATGGCTAGGCATATACATAATGGTGGAACGATGCACGATACTGTCGCTGAAAGCATTATTGAAATGTGTAAAGACTTTGGATATATCAAAGAGTTTGTTAGTTATGTTACTAAGAAAGGGTTAGTTAATGAAACTAATGGCGAGTATGTCTCACTTGCTAAAGAACATATTGAAAACATCAGAACAACATTTAAGAAACTTAGCGGTGTAAAAACTTATGCAAATGCTGTTGAAAGTTTAGCAGAATTTGACAATATTGAAATTGTTAATGAAGTAAATCTAGAAGACCACTTCACTGAAACACATTTTGACGACAAGGTAGGCAACGCACATAGTACATTAAGCAAGTTAGTTAATAAACAATCTGCTTTTGAAAGTTATATAATGAATACTATCCAAACCGAATCATTTAAGAATGCTAAAACACTTATGCAAGAAAGTGATGTAATGCAGTTTGATACACCTAATGCACAATTAGGATATAGAGTATCACAATTAGGACAATCTGCAACTAGCGAGAAGTTAGGCGGGTACTTAAATAGTATAGGTAGCAAGTTATCCGGAGGCGGCACAATGTCTCATTTTGAATACAGAGCAGTTAAGGCATCATTGCTTTCTGCACAGAATTCAGCACCAGTTATGGCAGAAACTATAGACGATTTAGGAAAGTATGAATCATTCCTAGACACGTTTACTAATATTGATAAACCTTTTGCTCAATAAAAGACGGTTTAAACCCCTTTAAAGCATAAATACTATTACAATAAAGACAACGATTGCTATCAGGTGATAGAAAAAGGTTGACAACATGGCAAAGATATATTATAATAACCCAAGTTAGAACACAAACACAGACGTTCTAACACACATGGCACATATGGAGAAATAACATGGCATCTTTAACAGAAATTAGGGCTAAACTGGCCTCTATGGAATCTAATTCCAGACCAAACAGTTTATCAAACGGCGGAGACAACGCCATTTACCCACACTGGAATATCAACGAAAACTCTAGTACTACACTAAGGTTTTTGCCTGATAGCGATCCTGACAACACTTTTTTCTGGGTTGAAAGACAAATGATTCGTCTTACATTCCCTGGAGTAAAAGGTGGAGACATGAAACCAGTAACAGTACAAGTACCTTGTGCAGAAATGTACGGCGATAATTGCCCAGTATTAACTGAAGTACGTCCTTGGTTCAAGGATGCTTCATTAGAAGATATGGGTAGAAAGTATTGGAAAAAACGTTCTTACATTTTCCAAGGATTTGTAACTGAAAATTCACTTCCCGAAACACCACCTGAAAATCCAATCAGACGTTTTGTAATCTCACCACAAATCTTTAACATTATTAAGTCAGCACTAATGGATCCAGATATGGAAAATATTCCAACTGACTATACTGCTGGTACAGATTTTAGAATTACTAAAACAACTAAAGGACAGTATGCGGATTACAGTACTTCAAAATGGGCTCGTAAAGAGCGTGGTTTGGATGAAACTGAAATAGCGGCGATTGACGCAAATGGTTTATTTACACTTTCAGACTATTTACCTAAAAGACCTGGACAAAATGAACTTAATGCAATTAGCGAAATGTTCCAAGCATCGGTTGACGGTGAGTTGTATGAGCCAGAGCGTTGGGCAATGTTCTACAAGCCTTATGGCGTAGAAACACCTAAGTCGGCAACACAATCTACTACAGCACCTGCACAAACAGCGGCTCCAGTAGCACCTGTTACAGCACCTGTTACAGCACCTGTTACAGCACCTGTTACAGCAACGGTGGCTACTACGGCAAACAGTGATGCAAAACCTAGTGCAGATGACATTCTGAACATGATTAGAAATCGCACTTAAGGAGAACTAACATGCAGAAACCATTTGACTTAGCAAAGTTTCGAACTGGCATCACGAAAAGTATCTCTGGCATTAGTGCTGGATTTCACGATCCCCAAGACTGGATATCAACTGGTAACTACACTTTAAACTACCTAATTAGTGGGGACTTCCAAAAAGGAGTCCCTTTAGGTAAAGTTAGTGTATTTGCAGGTGAATCCGGTTCAGGCAAATCATTTGTTTGTGCCGGAAACATTGTAAAAAATGCCCAAGACCACGGCTGTCAAGCAGTATTATTTGATAGTGAGAATGCACTAGATGAAGATTGGCTACAAGCATTAGATGTTGACACATCACCAGAGAAACTTCTGAAGATTAGTGTTAGCATGATTGATGATGTTGCTAAAACCATTAGTGATTTTGTAAAAGACTATAAATCTAACTATGGTGACCTACCATACGACGAGCAACCTAAATTACTATTTGTAATAGACAGTTTAGGTATGTTACTTACACCGACTGATGTAGCCCAATTTGAAAAGGGTGATATGAAAGGTGATATGGGTAGAAAGCCTAAGGCATTAACAGCTTTAGTTAGAAATACAGTTAATCAACTAGCACCACATCCAATCGGCCTTGTATGCACTAATCACACTTATGCATCACAGGATATGTTTGATCCAGATGATAAGATTAGTGGAGGACAAGGCTTTATATACGCAAGCAGTATTGTTGTCGCTATGAAGAAACTTAAATTAAAAGAAGACGAAGCCGGTAACAAAGTATCAACAGTCCAAGGCATAAGAGCGGCATGCAAAGTAGTGAAAACTCGTTACAGCAAACCGTTTGAAAGTGTACAGATTAAAATTCCGTACGAATCAGGAATGAATCCTTACTCAGGTCTTTTAGAATTATATGAACGAAAAGGCATCGTTACAAAAACTGGTAATAAACTAGAATATACATCACCTGTTACAGGAGAAATTATTAAAGAGTTTAGAAAGCAGTGGACTGAAGAACGTTTACAAGTAGTAATGGATGAATGGAATCAAATCCCAGAAGTTTCTAACGTTGAAGATTTATCTGATTTAGTAGATGACGAAACTTTAGTAGATGATCCAACTACTGAGGGAGTTGCATAATGGATCCTGATTTAGATTTTTTAGTAGAAGTTTGGGACGGGTTGAAACACTACATTACCAAGAAAGACAGGATCCAGGCGGCAGAGCAATTAATTACTATTTTTGATGAGAATGCCGATCTTAACAATATTCAAGAAAACATCAATATATTTGACTCGGCTATGAAAAATGCAATTATTGGGCATTTTGGATTAGACGAAGATGATGAAGATGACGAATGGGATTAAAATAAGATGGCAGGATGGTACAATTCAGTTGTTGATGATCTTACTAAAATTGTAGGCTCTATAGACTACTTTGATAAAGAACTTCAAGACGCAAAATATGAATGTGGCATTAAAGGGAGTCTCGAGAAATTGAGTGCCGCCCTTCCTGGTATTACAGAACATCGCTTTAATCAGTTACAAGAAATTGAAGCAATTCTCGAACATTTAAACATAGAGCTTCGAAGAGAACGCTCTAAAGTATTTCGCAAGTACTTTGAAAGTTATAACAGAACACTTACTAGCAGAGATGCTGAAAAGTTTGTTGATGGTGAAGAAAGTGTAATTAACTTACAGCACCTTTGTAACCAATACAGCCTTTTACGGAATAAGTACTTAGGTATAATGAAAGGCTTAGATACAAAGCAATGGCAAATCGGACATATCACGCGACTTAGAACAGCGGGTATGGAAGATATTTCAATAGGATAGTGTAAAGTGGTGACTATTAACACCGAAGATTTAATAGCTGGATGTAGAAACCAAGATATGGTACATGTTCAAGTTATAGGACGAATCAAAAACAAACTATTAATTGAACGAGTAAGTGAACTATTACTCGAGAATATTATACCTACAAAAATAAAACGTACAGTAGATGTTACTATTAACGTATTAACTATTTGTGATCAACAAGTCGGTGGATATTGTTGGGGCGACGAATCAACTATTGAAATTGAAATTGCTAGAATGTCAAATAACCATCGCTATTCACGAGAAAAAATATTAACTAATCTCACACATGAATTAATACATGCAAAACAGTTTATAACAGGAGAGCTGACTCCTACTATGAACATGTGGAAACTACAAGCAGTGGACCGTACCAAAATTCCTCATATACAACACCCATGGGAGTATGAAGCATATGGATGGGAAAAACGTTTATACGAATATTACTTCAAAAAATTAAATGTATAAATGTCTTGACATAGGTTGCAAATTTTAGTATAATTATTGATGTAAACATAATACTGGAGTATAATATGGATAATGACACAATAATTAGTTCCCAATTTCAATTTAGATATAACAAAGAGTTGTCATATTTGGAAAACTACCAAGCATGGCGTTCACTTAATCAAGAAGAACGCAGTTCATGGAATGAAGAGCAATTATCTGCCGAAGAAGCAGAACTAACTTTTGACAAACAATACGGTAATTTTAAATAAATGACAACTCACGCAATGATTGATATCGAGACATTGGCTACTAAGCCCGATGCAGTAGTTTTAACTGTTGGTGGAATTAAATTTAATCCGTATAGTAGCGAAGAACCTCATACGCCATTTAATGTAAGATTAAACATTGATGAACAAACTGCTAAAGGCAGAGTTATTGATCCTAATACTATTGAATGGTGGAGTAAACAAGATAAAGCAGTCCAAGATGAAGCGTTCTCAGAGGAGGATAGAGTTTCAGTAATGGACTTTATTGCAGACCTTAATAAATGGCTAAATGGCACTGAGCTTAAATGGGCCCAAGGATCTAGATTTGATTATGGTATTCTTGAAGACCTAATTGAGAACAGTTTTGAACAGCACAAAAATTGGTTCTTTTGGCAAGAAGCTGATAGCAGAACACTAGGGCAATTAGTCCCAAAGGATCTGCGTAAAGACACTTCAGGCAATCAAAAAGACCTTCACTCAGCACTCGCTGACGCATACAACCAAGCCAAAGCAGTACAGAAAGCATATAAGCACCTAAATATCACCCAATAATTTACCACTATTTGTGGTAAAAGGTTGACTTCGGGTGTAAAAGATTGTATAATATACATATATTAGACAATAAAAGACAGGAAGAAAATCCAATAAAAACGGTAAAGGTTGACATTGGTCCTGAAATTTAGTATAATATATACAAGTTAAGAAGAAGGGCTTTTTAACAATAATGTTTATGTCGGGGATGACTACATGACAAACATAAAGAAAAATAAACTACACTATGTAAAGATTAAGGCTGGTACTTACCGTAAAAACGATGTCGTTGATACAGTATTTCCAATTATTAAGCCACTTAACATTGGTAAGAAAGGGCCATTCATTACTGTAAACGGTAGTGAAGTAATGGGAGACCAGTTCGCTAGTATCAGAGTACTAATTGAAAATCCAACAACGGATTTAGAATATGTAACTCCTAGTGTATATGAAGAACAACCAAAAATTGATTTAAACCCCAAACCTAAAAAGGAAGAAAGCGACGAAGAAGCAATTGAGCGAATTCGTGAACGTTTTGATATCCTTGATAGGATGACACATGCTGTAGCGGAAGGCACAGTACGTGGTATGATTGTTAGTGGACCTCCGGGCGTTGGTAAATCTTATGGTGTAGAAACTGTACTAGAAGATTACGACATGCTTACTGAAGTTGCTGGCAAGCCTGCGAGGACTGAGATTGTTAAAGGTTCGGTTACTCCAATTGGTTTGTTCCAAACACTATATAACAATTCTTCTCCAGGTAACATACTTGTATTTGATGATTGTGATAGTGTGTTGTTTGATGAAGTTTGCTTAAACATGTTGAAGGCTACTTTGGACTCAGGCAAAAAACGTTTTATTAGTTGGAAGTCAGAATCCAATGCATTGCGTAGAGAAGGTATTCCGGATAGGTTTGAATTCAAAGGTGGTTGTATTTTTATTACCAACGTTGATTTTGAGAACGTTCGTAGCAAAAAGATTAGAGGTCACTTATCGGCACTTATGTCAAGATGTCATTATTTAGATCTTACAATGAACTCACGGAGAGACAAATTCTTGAGGATTAACCAGATTGTTAAAGATGGTATGCTCGAAGAATACAAGTTTGGTGAAGATGGTGATAAAGAAGTTATTAACTTTATGACAGAGAACCAAGAAGCTTTGAGAGAAATTAGTTTGAGAATGGTACTGAAGATTTCGGATCTTAAAAGAATGGATCCTACCAACTGGACCAGACTTGCAAGAACTACTTGTATGAAGGGATACGTTTCATATCAGGACACAGTATAACACGTTTAACTAACAGTTCCCCCGGTGCTCGATTGTTAGTCATCCCCTAATTAGAGCACCACGAAGCCCGGATCCCCTCCGGGCTTCACCTTTTATGTAATCGAGTAACAGAAATTACTTGACATTGACGCAGTAAAGTGTATAATTATATTATATATTGACGCAGTAAAGTGTATAATTACATATATTAAAAAACAAAAGAATAATATAATAACATTTTAAACGAGGAGAAGTATGAACAAGATGTTTACTTTTGCCGCGACAATGTTATTAGCATTCAAGGAGAAAATTTAATGAAAACATTTAAACTTAAAGTTATAGGAAAATGGACAGGAATTGTTGTAGGAGGTTTCATACTCTTTCAAATACTCTGTCATTTTCACTGTCTATCAATGATGTAGATCATGGGAGTTATTCTAAAGTATGGTAATAAATAATAAAGGTAGAGAAATTAACTTGACAATTCAGTACAACTAGTAGTATAATAAATTATGCCTAAATGTGTTTTAGAGATTCGCGATGAAGTTAACGTAAAGTTTGCAGGATTAGATCCAGCAACAAGACGTAAGATGTCAGATGCGGCGAAATACTTTTTACCTTACGCTTATCACATGCCTGCTTATAAACTTGGCAGGTGGGACGGGTGTATTAGGTATTGTGATATTGGCGGCAGAACATATATGAACTTATTGGATAAATTACTACCCATAGTTCAAGACAGCGGATATAGTATAGAATTAGATGACCAGAGGACCGAATGGAAATTTGAGTTTGATCCTGTAACAGAGTTAAAATACGAAAACACTATGTGGTCCAAAGGTCACCCAGCAGAAGGTTCGCCAGTAATACTAAGAGATTATCAAGTAGAAGTTATTAATAACTTTTTAAAGAATACACAGAGCTTACAGGAAGTGGCTACAGGAGCAGGCAAGACGCTCATAACAGCCGCCTTAAGCGATATCTGTGAGCCATATGGGCGTAGTATAGTTATTGTACCTAACAAAGACTTAGTAGTACAAACAGAAAAAGATTATAAGACTTTAGGACTTGATGTTGGTGTGTTGTTTGGCGATAGAAAACAATATGACAAAACTCATACTATTTGTACATGGCAAAGTTTAGCAGTATTAGAAAAGAAGAGTAAAAAGTTTGAAGCAGACTTTCCAATAGACGAGTTCTTAGATGGAGTAGTTTGTATTATAGTAGATGAAGTACACAAAGCAAAAGCTGACGTACTTCAAAAACTATTAGGAGGAGTGTTTGCTAATGTTCCAATCCGTTGGGGATTAACAGGCACAATACCACAAGAAGAACACGAAGCAGTTGGATGTACTTGTTGCTTAGGCCCAGTTACTGGAAATTTAAGCAGTAAAGAGTTACAAGATAAAGGCGTCCTAGCAAACCTAGATATTAATATTTTTCAAATGCAAGATGGCGTACAAGGCTTTACTAATTATGCACAAGAACTAAAGTGGCTAGTAACAGATCCTAAACGTATAGACCACTTGTCTTCAATTATTAATGGATTGTCTAACAACGGAAATACACTAGTGCTAATTGATAGAATTAAAACGGGAGAAATGTTTAAAGAAAGAAATCCTGATTGGGCATTTATATCAGGTGCAATGAAAGTGAAAGATAGGCAGGCAGAATATGCTGAAGTATCCGACATGGACAATAAAGTAATTGTAGCAACTTACGGAGTTGCCGCAGTTGGTATTAACATACCTAGGATTTTTAATCTTGTATTACTTGAACCAGGCAAGAGTTTTGTAAGGGTAATACAAAGTATAGGGAGGGGAATCCGTAAAGCAGAAGACAAGGACTATTTACAGGTAATTGATGTAACTAGTAATTTAAAATATAGTAAACGCCATTTGACAAAAAGAAAAGCCTTCTACAAAGAGCAATCTTTTAAATTTCAAGTTACCAAAGTGGAGTATAAATGAAAATATTAACAGTCGATAATACAGTATTTGAAATAGACCAAGTACCGGATCAGATAGATGATATTCGGTTTTGTGTTTTTGATACAACAGATCCGACGTTTATGGATTACTATTTTTTACCACTTATATTCCTAGAGAGTTTTTATGCACCAGCAATATGTTTGCAGATTGGAGAATACAATATCCAAATGCCAATGGATTGGAGTATAGCAATCACAGATGAAGATTTAACCGGAGTAGAAGTTATTCCACTAACGAGTTTGAACAATAGAGGATTTTTAACAGTCATATTTAATCCATTAAGCGGCTCTCTATTGAATCCGGTGGAAATTAAAATCACAAACATCTTCCAAGATGTTAAATGGTTTTTTCCTAAATTAAAGAATGGACACATGTTAATGGTTCCTTTGGAATCTAAAGCCAATCCAAAGTGTGCCATGTTTGTTAAAGAGGCAAATAAAATACCACAAGAAATAGAAATAGGTGATTTGATTGACTAGGATGAGGGGCTGGAAAGAATGACGGAAAAAAAGGAACCAAAACTAAGTAAAGCAGAACCAAGTAAAGCGGAACCAAGTAAAGCGGAACCAAGTAAAGCAGAACCAAGTAAAGCAGAAGAAAAGAAACCAAGCAAAGGTGAATGGCATGGCGGTAAAGGCTCTAGGCAAAGGTCACGAAAAGGAGACCAAAAGAAGTATGCAGATGCTTGGGAAAAGATATGGGGAAAAAGATGAGCTCGCCGATATCGAATAGTTATAATATTGATTTAAAAGAATATATTAGAACAGTATCAGGATTTCCAAAAGCAGGTATTGCATTTAGAGACATCACAAGCCTAATAGAAAATCCGTTAGCGTTTAATAAGTCGCTATTAGATTTGAGTTCGCTAACAATGAGCTTTGGTGCTACTAAACTTATTGGCATTGAAAGTAGAGGGTTTATATTTGGAGCCCCTATTGCCAGAGATTTAGAACTGCCGTTTATAATGGCAAGGAAACCAGGCAAGTTACCAAACGAAACGCACAACCGTGATTTTGACCTAGAGTATGGAAGTACAAGTTTAGAAATACAAAAGATTACAGAAATAACTGAGCATGACAATGTTGTTATTATTGATGATTTAATTGCAACAGGCGGCACAGCAATAGCATGTGCTGATATTGTACATGAACATTTTGCTGTACCAAAAGAAAATATTTTAATTTTAGCACTAATAAACTTGCCCACACTACAAGGAAGTGCTATAATAGAACAACATGGATACAACGTAAACACACTAATTGAATTTGAAGGTGAGTAATATAAAAGACATAATTTTAATAGCATTGGCCCAAGAGGCTCCTGAAATGGCTACATGGGAAAACGTTTTCTTTACTGGAGTAGGTAAGGTTAATGCAGGTATTACTGCGGCGAAGTTAGTAGAACGATATAAGCCAGAACGTGTATGGAACTTCGGCACCGCCGGCGGTATCACATTACATGAAGGCATACATCAAGTTGGTGTAGTTGTACAACGTGATATGAATTGTACACAGTTTGGCATTAAACTAGGAGAGACTCCTTATGAACCAAACAGCAGAAAGATAGTTATTGGTGAAGGAGTTTCTTGTAGCACAGGTGATGATTTCATTACAGATCCTAAATTAGACATACCCACAGATATAGTTGAAATGGAAGCCTTTGCAATTGCAAAAGTTTGTAAAAATGAAGGCGTAGATTTCCATTGTTATAAATATATCAGCGATACTGCTGATGACGACACAGGAGACACATGGAAAGCTAACGTGGCAAAAGGCGAACCTGACTTTATACAAACATACAAGGATTATCATGGCGGCTAAGAAGAAGGCACCGGCTATACCATTATCAGAAGTTATGCGAGCTATTGACGTAAAAGACCGTGGCTGGTATACTAGCCTTGATGCAGAAAAGAAAAAGGCATTTAGTGTTTGGATGATGATGCGTTATGCTAGTTGTGTTAGAGGTAATATGTCGGCAGACTACTTGTATATGGTCAACGAGTGTATTAATAATAGATTCAGCGATGTTAGTAAACATCCAGAACTGCAATGGCTATTGTTTACAGTAGCCGGTTGTGGTAAACCACAGAATCATGAATATATTAAACCGCCGAACATTAGAAAAAAGAAGAACAAAGTGTTTACAGCAATATCAGAACTACTGCCACATTTAAAGCATGATGAGGTAGGGTTATTATTAAGTATAAACACAAAAGATGAACTCAAGCAATATGTTAAAGATGCCGGCGTACCTGATAAAGAGATAAAAGAGATATTTAAATAATGGAATGTAAATGGTGCAAAAAGACATTTAAGTCAGAGACTACTTTGGCAGTTCATATGTGTGTAAAGAAAAGAAGATTTGCAGACAAAGATATGAGCCACATACGATTAAGCCACCGTGCATTCCAAATGTTTTATGATTTGAATACTAGTGCTAAACATCCTAAGTCTATAGAAGACTTTATTGTAAGTCCTTATTATGGATCGTTTGTTAAATTTGGCAGAGCATGTCAAGTTAACGAATGGCTACACCCAGAATTGTTTACAGAATGGTTAATTAAAACAGGCGTAAAACTAAAGTTATGGATATCAGATGCACAGTACGATAAGTTTTTAAAAGAATATGTAAAAAAAGAGCCTGGTCTAAAAGCATTAGAGCGAACTATAATTTATATGTCTAAGTGGGGAGAAGAACATAACGAAGCATGGCAGACATACTTTGTTAATGTATCTCCTAGTAGAGCAGTATATGATATACGTTCAGGTAAAGTAAGTCCATGGGTATTGTATTTAAGTGACACAGGCGGAACATTACTAGAACGTTTTAATGATGAACAAGTAAAAATGATACAAGATAACATAGATCCTCCATTTTGGATGAGACTATTTAAAAAGAACAAGGACGAAGTAGCAGAAATTAAACAAACATGCGAGGAAGCAAATCTATGAAAGCAACCATAATTAGTTACAGTCAATCACCTGCAGTAGTTACACCAACTATAGGAGATGATATGAGAGACTCAAGCCTTTTAGGTTTAGTGGCGTATTGTGCTAAGGTAAGCAATCCAGAAAATCAACACAATACAGCTTCAAACGAGAGACTTGTTAATTATCTTATTCACCATAAACACTGGAGTCCACTTGAGATGGTAAGTGTTTGTATGGAAGTAGAAACAACTAGAGACATTGCTAGACAATTGTTGAGACATAGAAGTTTTAGTTTCCAAGAGTTTAGTCAACGTTATGCAGATCCAACAAAGGATTTAGAGTTCGAAGTTAGAAAAGCAAGACTACAAGATCCTGTTAATAGGCAAAATAGTATTGAGCTTGATCCTGAGATGGATGGACATGCAGTACTTCAAGGTGAATGGAAAAACAAGCAACAGCGAGTTATAGATGCTTCACTAGACGCATACAATTGGGCTATAAGCAAAGGCATTGCAAAAGAACAAGCAAGAGCAGTACTACCGGAAGGTAACACGTTAAGTAGACTCTATGTGAACGGTACGCTTCGTAGTTGGATTCATTATATTGGATTACGTGGTGCTAACGGTACACAGTTAGAGCATATGGAACTAGCTCACGCTATTGCAGAAGTTATTGCAAAAGTATTTCCAATGGCATCAGATTTTGCTGGAAAAGAATTATGAATATAGATTTTGATGTAGACATTGATATGGCTGATAGAGATAAGTTACTAGAACTTATTGAACATACACCAGCGAGTATCAAACGTGGAATAGAATTTGAAAAGCATAACACTGGTGTGTATGTGCAACCTATTCCTATGTTTCCGTTAAAAGGTATTAGTACAATAGACCATAAAGAAGCAGAAGCAGTTGGTTACTTTAAATTAGATGTATTGAATAATCATATTTACAATGGTGTTAAAAGTGAAGAGCATTTAGATAAACTTTTAGCAACAGAACCTATGTGGGAGTTGTTTGAGCATAAAGAAATTGTTGACCAACTGTTTCATATTAATAAACATTACGAAATTGTTAAGCAACACTTACCTAAAAGTGTAGAAGACTTGGCAATAATACTTGCACTTATACGACCAGGCAAACGACACTTAGTCGGTAATAGTTGGGAAGTAATATTAAGCGAAGTATGGGAACAAACTGATAGTTACTTTTTCAAAAGAAGTCATGCAATTGGTTATGCTACAGCTATTATAGTGCAATTGAATTTAATTATAGAGCAATTAGGCTAACGCCTTATTCGGGTGTGTCTGTTTTTTTAACTAACTGAATACTTCTACGTTTGATCCGCTTTTTAAGTATGTTTTGCATACTAGTTACAGGCCCAAAAAGTACTTCAGTCTCTTTTAAAATAAACGTACTAACACAATGCCCAAATTGTTGCATCTCATGGAACAGAAATACATCGATTGGTAACATCCTATTAGATTCCCACCACCATAAGTCGCCACATTCCATCATTATTTTCTTCTCTTTACTGTTACGGCATTTGTCAATATCGTAAAAACTTATAATTTGATTATCTTTGTTCTGGACAATGCCGACGTAGTCTTTACCGTTGTACGACATTCCAGTTAAAAAAGGGAATTTCTCTTGTAGGTTAGTCTCATTAGTCATCCAAAGTATTTATAGACAAAATGGATAAATACATAACAAACATGGAATTAAAAAATGTCCTTTAACGGTAGTCATACAATATATAATTTAGGAAACCAGTCGTTAGACCTAGTTTTAACGACAGAAGGCATAAAAACGGATAACAGACCTATGAATCAAAATAAATTAACAGTCCACAAAGGGTTTAATAATAAGTTAAGTTTCTTTGTAAGAAATAGAGATAGAGCTTTGCAAAATATTAGCACTAAGACTCTATATGCAACTATAATGAATCCAAATACTAAACGTAGAATAATGCTCAAGCAACTTACTTTGGTTAACAGCGGTACAACGGGTGAAGCAACACTTGATTTGGTCCCATCAGATTTGAACAACATTGGTGCAGGGCTTTATACTATTGCTATTACAGAGTCTGCAGATGATGGTGAATCAGAATATCCGTTGTATGCAAACCAAAATGACCGAATTGTAACAGACTTGGAAGTAAAGAGCTCGTTAGAGTACGAACCAATTGCAACTCAAGAAACAACAACATTTACACAAACAGCAAATACTGATTTAGGCGATGCCGCCAATACGTTTGTTACTAGTGCAATGTTTGGCAATATGGATAATAACCAAAACGGATCTCATACATGTGCATTTTACCTAACAGACTTTACTGGTAATATTCACTTACAAGGTAGTGCATTAGAAACAACACCCTCATCTGATACTGATTGGTATGACATAAATGTACAAGGTGACATTGGAGAACCAGCAATTCCCATCACTACAGCAACAACTATAGTAGATCCTTACAACTTTAAAATTAACACTAATTGGATTAGAGTTAAATATCATCCAACAGCCGGCACAATAGATAAGTTTCAGTTAAGAAATTAATTGACATCTTAGCATAATGCTGTTATAATAACTGTATATGCATCATCATGAACTAGTAGACCAAGTACATCGATTACTTATGGATAATTTGCCCTTAAACTCTGGCAAAACTCCTAGTGGTTGGATAACGTTTGATTGTCCTCTATGTAGCGACAAAAGAAAACGTGCAGGTGTAATTCAAAGTAGTGCTAAAATAAGTTACCACTGTTTCAATTGCGGATATACAACCGGCTGGGCACCTGGTCCAAAGTTAGGTGGAAAATATAGAAAGCTATGTGAAACATTAGGTGTGGCTATTGCAGACATACACAAAGTTGTTTTAGACTTAATGAAATATTCTGAGGAATTAGAAATTGAGGATAGCACAGAGTATGTTTACGCAGAGGCTAGTTTTAAAACACATCAGTTGCCAGAAGAAACTACATTAGTAGAACATTTAGAAGACGGACACCCAGTTAAAGAGTATGCAGAACAAAGAGGATTGTTAGGCAACTTTCCTTTAATGCATATTAATAACAGTCTATACAAAAAGCGTTTAGTTGTACCGTTTATGTATAATAACGAACTTGTTGGTTGGACAGGCAGACATATAAATCCACCTAACAAAGAAACTGCTAAGTATTTGTTAAATATGCAAAGTGGGTATGTGTTTAATATAGACAGATATGTAAACAGCGATAGAAACTTTGTTATAGTTGTAGAAGGAGTATTTG